CTAACGGGGCGCATCACTCAAGTAGTAATGAAACTTGAGGCCCGCTTAAATAATCCAGTCATTCAAAGTCCTACGTTCCGTAAGGAGGGTAGGTTGTGACTTTCATTTTAAGCTATTTAAATTTTGGCTTAGTAAGGAGGCAGGGGATAGGGGTCTCAAACCCTATCCGCGCATTCCCTTATTAATCTCTATTAACATGGTTAAATCAAACCGTGGTTTAGATACATCTTAGAATTCAAGATTTTACTTTCTAGTTTAGTATGAGCTATGCTCGCTACTGTACTTGAAAGATTTTCTTGATAGAAAGTTGGACGACCTTTAGTAAAATCTTCGAATTTATCGAAGAATCGAGCAGCTAATGCTGCTTCGGAACTAATAAGTCGTTCTGACTGTCTTGCTTCCAACATAGACGGATCAGGCAATGAAATTACCTGAATCATATCTTTAACTGACCCTCTCTCGATTACTCGGAGAGACTCAGCAAGGATTTTAAGTCTATTTGATATAGCTTTCGCCAATGGTGAAACTATAACTAAGTAGGTAGGAGACGTCCACAAATCGTAAGGATTTGCGAATGCTTCAGCAATTTTGTTGAAATATGAACCGGTAAATAAACCAGTTTCATAGTTCACCGCTTCTGCTGTTCCTTTCTGTATTAAAGCATCTGCACTCTGATATATATATGTCAGAACCAGATTCTCTAATTCCTTTTCATTATGAATTGGAAGAACATAATCAGATGTATATTTCATTTTGATTACATTAACAATTGTTGATGTATCATTGTGATCTACAAATCTTCGGAATGCATCTATTTCTTGAAGTTTAACTTTAAGAGATGATCTCATTCTTGAATATGTTCCCATTCTTTTGTATAGGGAAAGGATCAAATCCACTTTTGTTACAGCTCTCATAGAGTGTTGTCCTCTTGAATACAATGTATAAATCATTTGATATAATAAATGATATTTATTCATTGAATCCAGAAGACCTCTAATTTGAATTCCTGTAATTTCTTGTCCTTCTTGGAACCATCTTTTGGCAAATTCATACGTAGTTAAACTAGTATGAGTTTTGTGTGGACTTGTGTCCACACCAAGTCGCTGCATAATCATTTTATATGATTCTGCAACTGCATCATCATAAATTACAATATCATCTCCTAACAGTATATACTGTTTGAAGTCTGATTTGTTATTTAGTTTTGCGGCATAAGCGACCACTAGATGGTGACAAATTGCGAAGGTTGACCATGAACTATATGCACCCATGGGTTGCCCACAATTGTATTTAACAGTTGTTTGGTTCCACGGTACATAGAATTCGTGATCTATAAGTATCGATTTCCAAGATCTAGCAAAGTCTCTATTAAATAAAGACTCTATTAGATTTTCTTGGATTTCAATAGGAAATCTATCAGTAGCGGCCGTAAGGTCAATACTGTGATAAGATTCTCCTTCTACTTTGTTAGAAATTATTGGATCCTGTGTAAAAGTTCTATCTTGAGATAGATTGTTTCTT